TACTATGCTGTATGAATTAGCAAATAAAATATGGAAGATTATATGGTGGGTGAAAACACTTACACTTATTATATTATATCTTTTTATAATACAAATTAAAAAAATATTAGGAATTTACGATGGCAGCCAATGATATAGATAAAGGGATTTCCCAAGCACCTCAAGGTTTAGATGACATGATGGAAAAAATAACCAGCATGGAACCTGATCTTGAAATTGAAATAGAAGACCCAGAAGAAGTAAGTATCAAAATGGGCGGACTTGAAATTGAACTTGAAAAAGAAGATGACGATGAAGATTTCAACGCCAACATAGCTGAATATTTAGATGAATCTACTTTAGATGAATTATCATCTGATTTAATAAGTGCTTATGAAGGAGATCTATCTGCACGGCGCGATTGGTTAGATACTTATGTTGAAGGTTTAGATTTATTAGGACTTAAATTAGAAGATAGATCCGAACCATGGGAAGGTGCATGTAATGTTTATCACCCATTAATGACAGAGACACTTGTTAAGTTTCAATCTGAAACTATGACAGAAACATTCCCAGCAGCAGGCCCAGTTAAAACACAAATCATTGGTAAGCTAACAAAAGAAAAAGAAGAAGCAGCGCAAAGAGTTAAAGAAGATATGAATTATCAGTTAACTCAAAAAATGGTTGAGTATAGACCTGAACATGAAAGAATGTTATGGGGTTTAGGTTTAGCAGGTAACGCATTTAAAAAAGTATATTATGATCCAAACCTAGAGCGTCAAGTCTCTATGTACATTCCAGCTGAAGATTTAGTTGTACCCTATGGTGCATCATCTTTAGAAACAGCAGAACGTGTAACTCATGTGATGCGTAAAACTCCAAATGAATTAAGAAAACTACAAGTTGCAGGATTCTATCGCGATGTAGATTTAGGTGAACCCTCTCACAGTTTAGAAGAAGTTGAAGAAAAAATTGCAGAGAAAATGGGATTCAATGCAACGACAGATAATAGATTTAAAATTCTTGAGATGCACGTTGATTTAGATTTAAAAGGATTTGAAGACGTAGATAAAGATGGAGAAGAAACTGGAATAGCAATTCCATACGTAGTTACTATTGAAAGAGGTACAGGCACTGTATTATCAATTAGACGTAATTGGAACCCAGATGATAAGAAGATGTTGAAGCGTCAGCATTTTGTTCATTATGGATATATCCCAGGATTTGGTTTTTATCACTTTGGTTTAATCCATTTGATTGGAGCATTTGCTAAATCAGGAACAATGATTTTACGTCAGTTAGTTGACGCAGGTACTTTATCAAATTTACCAGGCGGCTTTAAAGCTCGCGGATTAAGAATTAAAGGAGATGAAACTCCTATTGCTCCAGCTGAGTTTCGTGATGTAGATGTACCATCAGGTACAATCAGAGATAACATCATGACTCTTCCATATAAAGAGCCTAGCCAAGTTTTAAATCAGTTAATGAATCAGATTATCGAAGAAGGTAGAAGATTTGCTTCTGCTGCTGATTTAAAAGTATCAGATATGTCAGCGAATGCACCTGTTGGTACAACGTTAGCAATATTAGAAAGAACACTCAAGGTTATGAGTGCAGTACAATCTAGAATTCATAATGCTATGAAACAAGAGTTTAAACTCTTAAAAGGTATTATTGCAGATTACACACCAGATGAATACTCATATGATCCAGTTGAAGGAGAAAGAAGAGCTAAACGTACAGACTATGACACTACAGAAGTTATACCTGTATCTGATCCTAATGCTGCAACAATGTCACAGAAAGTGGTGCAATATCAAGCAGTTATGCAGTTAGCTCAAGCTAACCCAAACATTTACGACATGGTTGAATTAAATAAACAAATGTTAGAAGTACTAGGAGTTAAGAATATTGATAAGTTAATTCCTGCGGGAGATGAGGCAAAACCAACAGATCCTATTTCAGAAAACATGAATTTATTAAATGGTAAACCACTAAAAGCATTTATCTATCAAGATCATGAAGCACATTTACAAGTACACATGTCTTTCAAAGATGATCCAATGTTAGCACAGATTGCAGGACAAAGCCCTAGAGCAGCTCAAATTAACGCTGCATTAGAAGCTCACATAGCAGAACATTTAGCTTATCAATATCGTAAAGAAATGGAAGAACAACTTGGTGTACCATTACCTGCACCAGATGAAAGACTTCCTGAAGAAGTTGAACTTGAAGTATCTCGTCTTGCTGCAGAAGCAGGCGCTAAACTATTACGTAAAAATCAAGCTCAAATTGCTCAACAACAAGCTCAAGCAGAAATGCAAAATCCTCTCACACAAATTCAAATGCGTGAATTGGCTATCAAAGAAAGAGAAACAGAAATTAAAGCTAATAAAACAGCAGCTGATATTGAGATGGAAAAACAAAGACTTGAAATTGAGAAACAAAGAATTGACTCACAAGAAAGAATTGCTGGAGCTAATTTAGGAGCTAAAGCAGTAAGTGAGAAAAACAAACTTGCTTCTGAACAGTTAGTACAAGGAACAAAACTGGGCATAGAAGCGGTGCAAAAAAATAAAGAAATTCAACTAAAAGAAAGAAAGGAATAGCATGATAGAAAGTACGTTAAAACTTCTAGCTGAGAGGTTAGAGGATGAACGCAAAATTATTTTAGAAAATTTAGGTGACGGAGTAGCAACAGATTTTGCTCATTACCAACACAGTGCTGGCATAGTTCGAGGTCTTATGATAGCGCAAAGACATATAGCAGACCTTGCAAAAAATATGGAGGAAGATGATGAGTAATATCATTACGCCGAGTAAAACAATCGTAGACTTCAAAGGCAAGAAAGTCACAGCTGAAGAAGAACCTAAACAAGAACAAAAACCTACTCAATTACCAGAAGTTAAAGGGTACCGCATTTTATGTGCATTACCTCAAGTTGATGATAAATTTGAGAGTGGAATTATCAAAGCAGATAAAACAAAACATATTGAAGAACACTCAACTGTAGTTTTATTTGTGATGAAATTAGGAGATATGGCTTACGCAGACAAAGACAGATTTCCTACAGGCCCTTGGTGTAAAGAAGGTGACTTCGTAATCACTAGAGCATATTCTGGAACTCGAATCAAGATACATGGAAGAGAGTTTCGCATTATTAACGACGATACCGTAGAAGCAGTGGTCGATGACCCACGTGGATACGAACGCGCATAAGGAGAAGAAGTATGGTAAAGATTGTAAATGAGATTCCTGCTGAACTTGAAGATGAATCTACGGAAGTAGAAATAACGTCTAAAGAGGATAAGCAAGATTATGAAGAAGCAGCGAAAGCTAAAAAAGAAGAAGCTAAACCTAAACAAGAAGAATTTGATTTTGATTTAGAAATAGAGGACGATACTCCTCCAGAAGATAGAGGTCGCGAACCTTTACCTGAGGATATAAAAAAAGAGCTAGATGAAGATACTTTAGAAGATTATTCTGAAAGAGTAAAAAATAGAATGGCTCAACTTAAAAAGGTTTGGCATGATGAAAGAAGAGCTAAAGAAGCGGCTGCTCGTGAAAGAGAAGAAGCTATTAAATATGCTCAATCTATCATTGAAGAAAACAGAAAACTTAAGTCTACTTTAAGTGTAGGAGAGCAAGATTACCTAAAAACATTAAAAGATGCTTATGAAAAAGAGTTATTAATAGCTAAAAGAGATTATAAAGATGCTTACGATTCAGGTGATTCTGAAAAAATAGTAGAGGCTCAATCTAGAATGAATGAGGCTTCTTATAAATTACAGAATGCATTAGGCATGAAACCTCAATATCAATCACAAGAAGCTTTACAAACTTCTCAAAATAGAGGACAATTAGAGCAACAAATTAATTCACAGTACAATATCCCAAAACCAGATGAAAAAGCCACTCGGTGGCAAGAAAAAAACACCTGGTTTGGTCAAGACCCAGAAATGACAAGTCTTGCACTTGGACTGCATGAGAAATTAGTAAGGTCAGGTGTAAGCCCGACTAGTGAAGAATACTACCGTCGTATTGATGATACGATGCATAAACGATTCCCAGAATACTTTGGGGAAACTGATTCGTTGGAAGAGGATAAACCTGCCCAACGCAAACCATCGACTGTAGTTGCTCCGGCTACGCGTAGTACCGCGCCTAAAAAAGTACGACTAACTAAAACACAATTAGCATTAGCTAAGAAGTTTAAGTTAACACCGGAACAATATGCAAGAGAACTTTTAAAAACGGAGAACGCAAATGGATAAAAGATTAGATAGAGATTTAGAAGTACGTGAAGAAACTCAACCAAGAGATAGAGTATGGGCACCCCCATCACTCCTTCCAGAGTTCAAAAAACAACCAGGTTGGGCATATAGATGGATAAGGATTTCTCTAGCTAATGATGCTGATAATCTAAATGTGTCTTCGAAAATGCGTGAAGGCTGGGAACCTGTGAAACATTCAGAACACCCAGAAATTAAATTACCGGCGTCCGCTGACAGTAGGTTTAAAGATTCTGTCGAAGTAGGTGGATTGCTTTTATGTAAAATGCCACAAGAAATGGTAGATCAGAGAAATGCCTATTATAGGCAAAAAGCAGAAGGTCAAGCTAAAGCTGTTGATAATAGCTTTATGAAAGAAAATGATCCTCGTATGCCTTTATTCTCTGATAAGAAATCTACTAAATCTTTTGGTAAAGGTTAAACAAATCTTTAAGGAGATATTATTATGGCAACAACAGCCGCACCTTACGGGCTTAAGCCTGTAAACTTGATTGGTGGTCAGCCTTATGCTGGTTCTACCCGTCAATTAAAAATTGCGTCTGGATATGCTTCTAACATATACAACGGATCAGTAGTTTCTATCGTAGCTGCTGGTACAGTTGAAGTCGTTGACGAACCAGGTACTAATGCTTCTGCATTCCCTGCTGGTACAGTTGGCGTATTTGTTGGATGTACATACACAGATCCAAGTACTAAACAAAAATTATTCTCACAATACTGGCCATCAGGCACTGTAGCATCTGATGCTATGGCTTATGTAGTTGATGATTATGATTGCGTATTCCAAATTCAAGCTGATGATACATTAGCTCAGTCTGCATTAGGAATTAATATTCCTGTAGTTAACCCAACAGCAGGTTCTGCAGTTACAGGTAACTCAACAATGGCAGCCGATGCTTCAGCTATTGATGTTACTGATACAATCGCATTCAAAATTATCGATTTTGTGAATTCAACAACATCATCTGTTGGTGATGCTAAGACTGACGTATTGGTTAAATTCAATCCTAAGTCTCATGCATACTCTAACGGTACTGGTATTTAAGGAGAATAAACCATGGCAATTTCAAGAGCTCAGTTATTAAAAGAGTTGCTTCCTGGCCTAAATGCTTTATTCGGAATGGAATATCAGCGTTATGGTGAAGAGCACAAAGAGATCTACGAAACAGAAACATCTGAAAGATCTTTTGAAGAAGAAACAAAACTTTCAGGCTTCGCAGCTGCACCTGTTAAAAACGAAGGCAATGCCATCGCTTATGACAATGCTCAAGAAGCTTGGACAGCTAGATACAACCACGAAACAATCGCTTTAGGCTTCTCATTAACTGAAGAAGCAGTAGAAGATAACTTGTATGACACTTTATCTGCTCGTTACACTAAAGCATTAGCACGTGCAATGGCTTATACTAAACAAGTTAAAGCTGCTAACGTGTTAAACAATGGTTTCGACGGTACTAACTATCCTGGTGGTGATGGCAAAGCTTTATTTGCTACAGATCACCCACTAGTATCTGGTGGTACAAACAGCAATACACAATCAACCCCTGCTGACTTAAATGAAACATCATTAGAGAACGCAGTTATTCAGATCGCTGCATGGACTGATGAAAGAGGTTTATTGATTGCTGCTAAACCACGTAAGTTAGTTATTCCACCATCATTACAATTCGTTGCAACTCGTTTATTAGAAACAGAACTACGTGTAGGTACTGCTGATAACGACATCAACGCATTGAAATCTAATGGTGCGATTCCAG